CCGCCGACACAGCCCCGCCGACACGGCATAGGGTGAGGGGTCTGCATAGAAAATGCAGGTCCCGCAGCACTAATTACAACGACTAACAATTAGGGATGCATCATGGTTTCACTCATTAAGACCTGTTCTAGCTGCAATGAGCGTAAGGCTACTCACACGCATACGCTTTTCGGTAAGCCTATCTGTAACTGGTGCGTCGTTATGTGGGCACATGATTGCTGCCAGGTCGATAACGGTAAGCCTCACGTCCGTAAGGTACGTAGGTCTCAGAACAGGATTCACTAAGCTAACCCGTTAACCCCCGTCTTTAATTAGGCGGGGGTTTTCATGTCTAAGTGTAAGGCTTTATAATTCCAGTCTCGGTTAGAAATTCAGGTAACGCCATGAAGATGAAGATGCGTAAGGCTTGGCTCCTTGCTTTCCCGAATGGCTTTACTGCCGTTGTATATGACGACAGTTTTGTTCGTGGTCAAAAGCGTCTCCGTAGGTGTACGGTAAGTCGCATATCCGTAATGGCATCAAGCGACAGGTCCGTCATCATTTGGCACGAAGACAACGCCGCTTAAATATCTACAGGGAATAGTCACTCCCCATTACGTTATTTCCCCAGTTCGTCCCTAACTAGGTTGCCCCTATCATTTCGGGCATAAGGGCTCTATCTACAGGAGTCTACCCAGGTCAGGCTAAGATACCTCCTATGGGTTAAATCTCGTAAGAGTGATAAATCGTATCTTTTTAATGCTTATCGTACATGGGGGGACTAGGGGAACGCTCCGCTTTCCCCCTAGTCCCCCATGGACCTGGGGGTTTTCAAAACTCCTGACCTGCTAGAATGCCCTTATCAAAACCAGTTTGACAGTTTGCCCCTTTGAGGGCTTATCAGGTTGTACTTAATGGGGACCGACGATTACGAGGGAAATTATGGCAAGACCACTGCGGAATGACGCCCGCGCTGCTATCCTAGATGGGCTGGACGAAAAACCGATTTCATCTATTTCCGATATTGCTAACCATCTTAAGAAGGTGAATAAATATTATTCCGATCAGGCTACCAGGCGTATGCTAAATCGGATGCGTAATGAAGGTCTTATCTATGAACTTCCTAAGCGCGGGGAGTTCGGTAGGATCTATTACACTAAGCTGATGATGCCTAACGTTGCCAGATTGGTAACTCCCACTGGAAATAACGTAAGTCTACGCGTGTTTATCCATGAGTTGATTGAGTTCAAAGATGCTCGATCAGTGCTTAGTGATGACGCGCTAACAGCTATCAAGGTCTGGATGTTGGACGTTCTAGGCTCAAGTATTGGGGAGGCATACGAGGATAAACACCGGGAAGTTCCGGATGAATATGAGCTAAGGACTAAGCTTAAGGAAGTGCAAACCATGCTTAGTCAGTATCATAAGTTCATCCAAAATTTCCTTAACGCAGACATTTGGTCTGAGTATGCTAGGGAAAACCTAGCTAAAGAGTTCAGAGACAGTTGTGTTGAAGAACACGCCGGAATCGTAGATAGGTCATGGCTTAATGAAGGCAATTAGCTTTACTTTCTCAGCAACCATGCTGGTAATCACAATAGTGGCTACCATTTACGGGACTATCGCGGAACAGCCCACCTGGTATCTCATTACCGGTATCGTGGGCACGGTTGCTTGGGTAATGGCAACGGTAGCGGCCGCATACAATTGGAAGAAGTCATCCTCCCTGTAGATAGTAAACTAATCCGTGTCAACCAGAGCTTTATTGGTTAGGAAATTACCATGATGTTTCGGGTAAGGTTCGTGAACCTTAAGGAACAGACGGTTACAGCGTCTGATTACAATGAGCTGTTTGACGCCATTAAGGTGGCTAAGGAAACCAACATTGGGCCAGACCGAATTACCCGCGTTGCCATTCCGGATAGCACGTTTAATCATCACTTCGTTGACCTTTTGAAGCACGGTTACATCTACGTTGGTCCCAGGAGTGAAGAATTCCCTAACGGGGATTACATGGTGCAACTGCTCAGGGTAAACAATCGCGGTGAGGAACGGCCGGTACTCTCCCCTGTAGATGAAGCTGTTAATTGGCATGGATTGGTTACCAATCAGCTCATTCACAAAACGGAGCCGGGAGCAGGTAACTACTCATGACTAACGCAGGTTACGAACCGCTTTTCAGTTACAGGAGTAGGGACAGTTCACCATTAGCTAAGGTACTAGTTGAGCGAATTAAGCTCAACATTAGAGATCCTTTCGTTCAGCATATCCATCCTGAACAGTACAAGGAATGGGCTAGTCCCTCAGAAGTTCTCGTAGCTATGGCTATTGCTTTGGAAGAAGTTAACTCCGAACCGGGTAGTCATAACTACGGAGTAGATCGCGTTACTACCACCATTGTGATCTGACTAGTTAGGGAGTGAGTACGTTGGCAATCTTTGAAGAGGAACTGCCGGTTACTCTTGAAACGCTGATTAGCGACAACATTAGTCAGCAAGTTCTAGACTTGGCTGCTATTTCAAAGGAGCTTAACAGTACCGTCGTAGTCAACGCGACCGATTACCCGGATTACAGTCCTGTCGATGTGCTGCGGGCACTGGCAACGGCGATCGAAGACTTCAACGACCGTAATCTCATTGACCTTACGGTCATTGGGGTTGCGGTACGAGTTACTGACTAGCTACGTTAGTCCAATCAGTGGTTAGCTAGCTAGCGTGCTCATTCGGTTGGAATTGTGACGGATTCTGACCGGTGAGCGCGTTAGTGGTTACCTAGTGAAAGGATAAGCTGATGAAGGTTCTTGTTTACGTCAATGACAAGGTTAACTCTGAGAACTCTTTCTCCGAAGGTTACGGATCACAGCTCGAAGCGCTTGAGTCTCTTTCCGGAATTTATGGAGATGAGCTTATTGAAGAAGTTCTGATCCCCCTTATCAACAATGCCCGCGCTGAAATCAGCATTCCTAGCTACGGGCAGGTCAGTATTCAGATGATTGCCGCTTCTCCTCGGTTGGAAATAAGGCCATGAGACACCTAGTGCAACTGCAATTTCAACTCAAACCCAAACCAGTGTTCATTAAGATGGTGGTTATGGGTGAAGATGCCACGTTTAATGAGTGCGTCCATATTGAGAGGTTAAACCCACAGGCTTACGGGCGACTCTGTGCTTACGGAGTAGCGCGGATTACCAACCTTTCCAACGTACATCTGGTGTATAAGTTCATTCACAGCAATAGTTGGATTCCCCCTGTAGATGAACTTAATGCGTTCATGATTTCTGAAATCACACTTATGAGAGATTCTTCTTAAAATCTCAGTAAGGCTTTATCATGGCGATTAACCTGGTTAAGACAAGTAAGACCTTTGGTATACAGCAGGCTATCCGGGGCGACTTGGTTTCGTCGCATCGTATGTTGCTGGATATGATTGATAACCTTCACATCAGTTCCATTGTCGTTGGTGAAAAGTCCACGCTCATTTGTTACAAGGATACGTTGATCGGTCCTTTGGAGGTTTTCGATGACTCAGAAGCAGATTCAGGCTCTCATTCTTAACGGTCCCGATAAGGGTCTAGTCGTCGCGGTTACGCCTGAGGTTTATCTTCATTGGACTGGTTTGTGGCGAACTTTTGGCTATCAAGGGATGCTTACCTACAGAATTGAGAAGCTTACTTACAAGGGTAAGACTTTTTGGGCAGGTTCAGCAAATAAGGACCTTACAGTCTCACAGATGCTTGATTTGGCTAAACATTGGGGTTGGGTGGATAATGAAGCTATTACGTATGCTGCGGACCATTTTTCGGACTATCAAGCGTGACCTGATAGCCTACACAGCTACGGTCTCGATATTCGTTTGGCTGTACTACGTCAGTTTTGAATACAACTAAGGAGAACCCGCAATGACAACTTTCCGAGCAGTCATGGTTACTGAGAATCAGACGGTTGGGACCCAGCCGAAGGACACGCTTGATGAAGTAATTGATTTTGTTAATGCTTACTGGCTGGATATTGACGCGAGTACCGCTGACGAAAAATTCGTTGCGGAGAATCTCAAGCTCGACGTCTTTTACGACAAGTTCGAGGATCGTAAGATCGCGTTTTTCTCGTTCGATTTCTAACCCAGACTAACCCAAGCTAGTTAGCTTCTATCGCAGTGGTTGGAGAGTACCACTGCGTTAGTGATTAACTATACGGTTAATCTTCCACAATGAACAGAAGGATTCTGTAATGATTTCGCTCCAGGACCACAAGGCCGTTGTCGTTGTCGATGATGATAAGGCCGCTTATGGCTTTACTACTATCGCCGGTGCTGTTGGCTTTATTGAGTCACAGTCTACTTCGGCTCGCGCTATGATTAACGTTATCGATGCGCTTAGCGAAGAAGGCGTAGAGTCCGGAGTTATCGACGCGAACTCTTACAAGATTCTCCCCGTCGAGGATTACTTCGAGATTTACTCCGACGAGGACGACGACTCCGAGTAATTAGCTAAACAGGCTAAGGGGTCAGCATCACGGTAACGACTAGGGTTAGCGCGGTAAGTGGTGATTGGCTGCGATTCTCTGACATGACACTAGTGACCTCCCTGTAGATTAGTAAAGGAGTGGTTACGAAGATAATCCCACATGGTACGTGCACGTGTGGTAAGGGCTTGTATACAATAGCAGAAGCGGACGCTCTTGTTAAACATAGCAATACACTTAGACGTTTCTATCGTTGTGAACTCGCCCCGTTTAACCGTGCTGAATGTTACCATGTAACTAAAAGTAGGAAGCAGGGAAATAAAGGCGCGGTGGGGAGTCGGTTCTTCCAATTCCATCCCGAGCGTATTCTAAGAGAGTTGAATTCAGATATGGCAACTAGAACCCTGCGTATGGCCATCATCGAAATTATGGAGGAGTCCTATAAGAAGTTCGGTAACTACAAGCACACTACAAAGAGTTTGACTGCTATACTGGTCAAGGAAAGGGCTACGTGGACTAAGGGAAACGTAGCATCCGAGCTTAGTACTATGAAGAAGCTCGGCCTAATCGTCCAGCTCGATAAGGTTCCTAATGCTCGGGGAGCTAGTTACATCGGCCTAGTCTCCATTCTGGAGCATGTAACTAAGCCTACTCAGTCCGCTAAGGTTGAGTCCGCTAAGCCCGTCGAGCCTAATAAGCCTAAGCCGATAATCCCCATGCAAGCCACTAAGGAAGCTGCTGTTGTGACTACTGCTAAGNAAGCCACTAAGGAAGCTGCTGTTTTGACTACTGCTAAGCACGCCCCACTGCCTACGGACGTTCCTAACCCGTTCGATAAGGTCAACACTAAGTTGGACCAGATCGCGGCAGCAGTTCAGGGTTTGGCGCAGGGTTATAGTGAGATGGTTAAGCCGAATCTCTCTGTAGATAATGAGAGGCTTAAGGCAGAGCTTAACGAACTCAGGTTGGCACTTGCTAGGGCCACTCCCCCTGTAGACACGGCAGCCATTATTAACGGGCTCCAGAAGTATCTCGGCGAAGTTAATTCGTCTCTTATCGATGAGTTTAGACTGGCGTTTAGCGGAGCTAACCAGGCCATTTTTAAGCAGGTTAACGACCTGATGCTCTCTGTAGATGGGAGTGAGGATTATAAGCGAGGACTTAAGGATGGAATTACCCTCGCAATTGAGATGGGTCTTGAAGTAAACAAGTAGGCTTGGTCCGTCTACAGGGAGTGCTTAGCAACCATTCCCTGTAGATCATTAAACCTATTTGGAAAGGATGATTCGTTGACTACGGAAGAGATTCCCGAAGATTACGCAGAGCTTAAGGCTTGGATGACAAGGAAGGAGGAGTTTCAAAAGGAAATCGTTGAGCAGATGCCTGCCATTACTAAGGAGATTCAGGCTAGGCTAGCGGCAGAGGCTGAACTTAAGTCTAAGCTTAACGAGCTTATGCGTGAGCGTCGAATTTATGAGGACAATAGGGATAGGCTTAAGTCTCAAGCGCGGGCCGATTCTGCCGCGATGGTAGTTGCTAAGCGTAAGCTTGAGACTTTCGCTTCTGAGGCTGCTATTGCTAAGCGGCTTAAGTCGGAAGCAGAAGAGTTTGACCGTATTACTCAGATGTATCAGTGGCGAGGGTTCGCATTTAGTCACCAGATTGATGGTGCTAGGCGACTAGCTTCTGCCCGTCGCGGTATTCTTGGTGATAAGCGTGGACTTGGTAAGTCTCTTACGTCTCTTATTTGGGCGGATATGCTAGGAGCTAAGAAGGTTCTAGTATTCGCGCCCAAGGACGTTTTGTCAAACTTTAAGCGCGAGATTGAGCACTGGACCCCGCATCGTAATGTGGAGATCCTTAGCGGTATGTCGAAGGTTCAGCGTACCTTTTTCCTTAGCTTGCTTGCTAAGCAGGAACAGTTTCTTATCCTGGTTAATTACGAGGCTTGGCGTAGAGATGCCGGTCTTATTGAGCAGCTTAAGGCTCTTAAGGCTGATTCAGTTATCATTGATGAGGCCCATAACATTAAGGAAAAGCGGACCAGCGCATACAAGGGTATCCGGGATATTGTTTACGCGGATAACCAGTGTAGTGTATGTGGTGGCGACCCCGAACATTTTAACGACGGTCGGGCATCGGTTCGTAGTTCGATTAGGTGCTCAGTCTGCCTACATGAGCCTAGCGTAACTGGCGAGTTTTGCAGTGTTAAGAATATACTCCCGATGACCGGTACGGCTATTCTTAACAAGCCGCAGGATCTCTGGACACTGCTTAATCTTGTTGACCGTGTCCTGTTCCCAAGTGAAAGCGCATTCCTACAGGATTACTGCATGACCGATCTTTACACGGGTCGTTGGCGGTTTAGGGCTGGTGGTGAGGAAGCACTCATTAAGAAGCTAGGAACTAGGTTTGTTAAGCGTACCAAGGAAGACGCTGGAGTTGAGACTAAGTCTCAGATTGTAGTTCCGCACTACTTTGAGTTTGATAAGAATCTGTACCCTGACCAGTGGAAGGTTATGGAGCAGATTAAGGAGTACGGCGCTATTTTGATGGCCGAAAACGTCAAGCTCGATGTAATTGGTGTTCTCCCCGTAATTACCCGTCGCCGCCAGGCCATTACGTGGCCCCAGGGTATTAAGATTTTCGAGAGGGCTCGGGATAGCGAAGGAGCTTGGTATAAGACGGGCCGTGTTCTTTATGAGGCACCGGCTACTGAGTCCATTAAGATGGACAAGGCAATGGAGATTGCTAACGAGATCATTAACGAGGATGAGGACCGCCTCGTAATCTTCTCACAGTTTAAGGAAGCTCTTAAGGAGTTCGAGCGCAGGTTCCTTAGGCTTGGCATTACTGTTTGCCGGTATGATGGTGATATCTCTAGCGCTGCTGCTAACGTAGCACAGCTTGATTTCGACGGTAAGACTGCACCTAACCACCCGGCAGGCACTCCGTGTAATACAGACTGTGTTAATAATCCAGCCAGTGGGGATAGGTACACCGGATTCACTGGCGTTTGTCCTGGTTATAAGTTCCAGGTAATTCTCTGCCATTACAAGAAGGGTGGCGTCGGGCTTAACCTTAACGCTGCACGGCAGATGATTATTCTGGACCGGGAATGGAACCCCGGTAAGGAAGATCAGGCGTTTGGTCGTATTGACCGACTGGATAATACGCATGACTCTATCGTGCATACTTTGCACGTTGAAGAGACTATCGATGCGTTTATGGATGCTCTTAACGATGAAAAGAAGCAGATGTTGGACGGTTTCGATGCGGAAAACTCCGCATTCGAGAAGATCCTCGCTGCACTTAGAGACGGAGACTTGATGTAATGACAAACATCCAACTTGGTCGTGATAATGAATCCGTAGAATTGGAAAACGGGTATTCAGTAGATATCTACAATGGAAAGCTCACTATTTTTAGTGAATGCTGCTCCAGGAATGTCCCTGTAGATAAGGCCATTGAAATCCGAAATCTAATTAATAGATGGCTGCAAGTTAATGTACCTAAGAATACTCAAGGGACCGAACTCTCGACGTGATCACTTCTGATCACTTTGTGACCGATCACACCAAAGAGATCCGGACATTCCGGGTCAGGTGCTTTACCGGGTGAGTGTACCTAGGGTACACTCAAAGGGCGGGGCGAACTATGCTCGACCCCGCCCATAATCCGATAAGAGTTAGTTAGTTAGCTCTTATCCATATAGGTCTAGGCAGGGCAACTTGCGCGGCGAAGTTAGTAAATGAGGCGCCTCGTTTACTAATCTACTTCATTCCATTATGGGATTCGTGCAAGGATCTCGGAGTAAGATAACCGAATGCCGTTGCCCTGTCTAGCCAAGACTAATCCCCCGGTGAATCGCCTCCACCGGGGGATTCTATTTTATTTGATTAAGTTAATCTTAGGTTTAATTATGACTTCCTGGTTGGATTTTCGCACAGAACCGGTTATTGATACCATGCATGAGTCTATAGTTGACGGTAACGAAGTTACTTGTAACTATCTGCACTGTACGTATCGTGAAGTGTTTGATAGTGTAGAAGATGCGGAATTCGCCGCAATCGTCCATGAGGAGCAAAATCGTAATGCTTAGGTACGAAGAAATCGTAGCCGATATCGAGGCTAGGATTGCAAAGGGGGAATTTCAAGTAGCATTCCCTAGCTACAGGGAACTTGCTCGTATGTATAACGCTTCTTTGCGTACTGTTACGCACGTATTTGAAGCGCTTAAGGCTAGGGGTATTATCGAAACTCGCCAGGGTGTTGGCGCTTGGCTTAAGAAGGATTAGCGCGATCGGAATCTTCCAACATCGTTAAAGAAGAGGTCTAAATTACCTGCACTGCATGTAAGCTCGGTCGAGTATGGGAATGTGTTAGTCATGGCAATTGCAGCAACGTTTCTGACGGGCCTGGGGATAGGGATATTCCTGAGCCTATTGATACCGGAGAAGATAGCTCGGAAGATTCTGGACCTGTTCGACAGATAGCCACTTATAAATCAGATGCATCACTAAGGGATCAGCAGTCTACAGGGCGTAAGCGTGCCGCTGTTATGTATCCCCTAGACCGCGATGCTGATTGTGAATGGCGACTAAAGCGTAATTGTGGTGGTGGGCTTAGTCCTATCTTTGGATGCCTTGAAGGTAAGCAAGAAGCCCGTCATCACGGTCCAGATAAGAATACACTTAACAACGATGGAGGTAATGTTCACCGTATTTGTCATCGCTGTCATAACAGGTGGCATAGCCGTAACGATGAAGGCTATGTATGGGGAGGCGTTTATAACCTACACTCCCCTGTAGATGCGAAGCCAGAAGAGATTATGTTGGATGAGCTTAACTGGCTCGGCGTTAAACTAGAGAAGGTAGTTGATTAAGCTGTCAAGTAAGACGAAAGCCTTAGTGATATATCTTTCTAAGGTTGCACCCTTTTTCATAACTAGTATCTGGTTTACTAGTTTCTGGGAAAACTATGACACTACCCTAGTTTTGCTCAGCATTGTTGGTTGGATTCTCTGCGTTGTTGGAGTTAGTATTATTCCCGCCGATAGGAAGGCTAAGTAGTGACTGAGCAGAGTGAAACGTCTGAGGAAGAATACCATCAGTGCCATTTTTGTGGTGAAGACGTTAAGGATGGTAAAGATTCAAAAGGGAATCGTCATTGGCTCAGTGATTGTCGCCCGGATCTAGTTAAGCACGAGATTGGGGAAACTTGTACTTGGGCTTACCGTAGGCTTGAAAGGTTTAACGGTAGGTTTAAGGAAGAAGATTCGTGCTATGCGTATCAGAACTCGGATCGTGAATGGACTGGTAAGCACGAGCACTTCTACGATGATGGGCCTATGTAATGGAAAATGTAACTAATGGGATTAACAATGTAGGCAAGCCTCTTAAGGATCAGGAGTTCGACCTAAGGTTTACCTACGGAGAATTGCTGACTATTAAAGCACTATCTCAGAACGTCGCACCTGAGTATGTAGATGGTCCGATGTATGATCATTTTGAGAAGTTCTATTACAAGTTTAAGGCTATCGTAGATGCGGTAGAGGATAGTGCCCGTCATTAAGTAAGTAGCATTACAGGGTGCGGTTAGAAATTGGTGACTTAATGGGTTCGATTCCCACGCATCCACTGATAACTACAAGGTTATCTAAATAAGCTCAGGATTGGAGTAAATAATAATGTCAGATTTTGCTGCGTCACTAGACGAACAATTGCTTACCGTTCAGCCCTGGTGTACCTGTCGTGAACCTTATTGGTGTAAAGGGCTAGAACTTACTACAGAAGTAAAGGCAGAAACAGAGGAAGAGGCGATTAAGTAATGGCTAACAGGTTCTTTTCCATGGACAGTCTCGAAGAATACGAGAAAGCTTTTAATAAGTGGCTTGTGCTTAGCAGTGAAGAGATGAAAGATACTAGGTACGCGCCTAAGGCTCGTATCTTTGTCTCTGTAGAAGAGATTGAGATTATTCAGGATGCTTTTCGAGTCATGATCCAGACGGTCGAGAACCTGGGTTTTGATGGACTCGAAGAAAATCAGGAGCGTAAGGTAATGCGAATGGGATACGCTCTGGAAGAAGTTAAGACTAAGCTGCAAAGGCGTATTGCTAACACTCAGGAGTAGGGGAAAGTGGAACGTAAGGTTATCTATCCGACGGTTGGGGCCTTTAGGCAGCAACTAGCCGTAAATACAGTAAGGGAACACACTTGCGGCTTTTATGGTCCAGCCAAGACGACATGTCAGGGCGCCCCGTGGCGCATTGACCCTGTGAGCGGCCATAGGGTATGCTCAGGGTGCGGGAAGATCACGGTTAAAAGCGGCCTCCGCACTTGTGATATCTGTGATACACAGTACATTGATTTGAATAATTATCAAGATCCTAAATACGAGACTAACTGTCCCTGTTGTATTGAACGATATGGGCTTGATGAATGAACGTAGTGTTGTATAGCGAACCTGGAGAATACCTCCCAATTAATGCCGCAAGGGAACGTTTGTGTGGTTACTACAACTTAAAGCGTGCCTGTGTCAATGCCGCTACAAGAATTGAAGCCGAATCAGGACACGCAGTATGTACTCAATGTGAAAGGGTTACTGCCCGCAGTGGTATTAGACTGTGTGATTTGTGTGACAGACAGTTTTTTGATCCGGCTAGATATTTGAATCCTCGTTATGAGATTTATTGTCCTCGTTGTGTTAAACTATACGGAATTGATGAATGACAAATAAATTTAGAGTTTCAACGTCAGAAGTTGCAACGTTTCTGACTTGTAAGCAGCGATGGATGTATGCACACCATCCGTCGTACCATCTTGAGCCTAGGACTCTGGGTATTGCACTATCCAGGGGTCTTATTGGGCACAAAGCCTTGGAGATTTATTACAAGGCTATTCTTAACGGTAAGCTTGAAGCGGAAGCTGTTAAGGCAACTGAGGACTTTCTCCAAACCAGAACTCTGCGTGAGATTCGGATTGGTGACGGAGATAAGGCCAAGATGATTACCGACCTTATCCCTATCATCCAAAAGTATTTCGTTGAATCTCAGTGGGTTTTGAAGCGCTTTAATATCCTGGGTGTAGAGAACCTGGTATATGCCCCGCTCCCGGATGAACCGGATATCGAGTTCGCTGGACGTATTGACCTTATGCTTGAAGAGAAGCGAGGTCTTACTAAGGGTCAGGTACTCCCCTGGGATCATAAGTTTACTTACAACTTTTGGTCTGCTAAGGCTCTTAAGATGAACGCTCAGATTTCTAATTACGTCTGGGCTGCTAGGGCTATGGGTATGCATTCTCGTGGCGGAATTATTAACATGGTCCGCTACAGGACAGACGCAATTGAATCTTTCAGGCAGGAGGAAGTACCTACTACTTCTGTAGTGCGTAAGGAATTCATCGCTAACCATACAGTGGCTGCGCGACAGATTGTAGACCTTAAGCTGCAAGATAAGGTTGGACTTGAGCAGGGTATTACCCGTTCAACGTCTAAGTTTAACTGCGAGTATTGCCCATTCGTCGATTTGTGCTATACTGAGTTGACTGGACAAGATGTCACGGTAATGCTTAAGGCTAATTTCAGGCCCAATAGTTACGGTTATGACAACGTATTGGATGTGGAATAGTGGGAAAGCTACTCGATCAGGCTGTAGGCGTAGGCAATGTTCCTAAGCATCTGTTTACTGCTCTGTATAGCGCGCCAGGCATGGGTAAAACTGTCACTCTAGCGCGTACGGCTAACAGGACGCTACTGGTAACAGATGAACGCGCATCCGTCGCGCTTAGTCAATTTCCGGAACTTGCAGCCACTGTAGATGTAATTAAGCTTAAGAGTTTTGACCATCTTACGGGTATTGTTACTGAGCTTTATAATGGTGGCCATCCGTACGATCACTTTATGATCGATACATTTGATGGTGTCGTGCGTATGAAGCTTAAGGAACAGCGCAAAAAGGTTCCGTTTAACCGAGCACATCCGGACATTAACAGCCTTGAGGACTATAACCTCCTCAATAACCATATGTTCGGTTTCATCACCAACCTTACTAAGCTTCCGCTTAGCGTAAGCATGACCTCTCATGACCGTATTCCGGATGAGAAGTCTTACGTTAAGGGGGATAGGCTGCTACGGCCTAGCATTCCATTTAAGGTATTTGAATGCCTTAACGGGTATGTAAATGTAGTTGGTTACATGCGTGTGAAGAGGGTTAGCGGTAAGCTCACTAGGACAGTAGCTCTCCAGGCCAATGATGTTTATGAGGCCAAAAATCAGCTTCGCATGGGTCCCCTGGTAACTGATGACGAGTTCGTCGCTACGATTCGTGAATGGAAGGGTATTTAATTATGTCTGGTTGGTTTTCTGACGTTGAGGTTGACGACATTCCGGATGACCCCAATGAGCTGCCTAACAACACCTACATGTTCAAGGTAACTTCGGCGGTTATCGCCAAGACTAAGGCTAACCCTAACAAGCCTGAGAAGGCCATTAAGACTGGTATTACTTGGAAGTACCAGATTATCGAGGGAGCTTGGTCTAACTTCTTCCCGCTTAGTGACTGGGTCCAGTGCCCTGACGAGAACACTAAGCCCGAGGAGGTAACGCGCATGCTCTCTAACATTAAGATGCGGCTCCTCGCCTTTGGTTTCTCTGTAGATGAGATCAAGGATTTTGGTCCGGAGATGATTACCGAGACCGTTGGTCGTAATTTCTACGGTACTACTTATCTCCGTAAGGACAAGGAGACTCAGCGTACTAACATCAACATCAATAAGTTTAAGCCGATTGATGATGATGACGTTGACCTTATGGGCAACGACGAGGAGCCTGCGTATTAATCTGCTGTAAGTTAAGTTGGCCCTGGGACCTAGNCCAGGGCTGTACTTAGCTACAGGAGTAGCTATTAAAGAAGACTGGAGGTCGATGGTTTGTAAGCTGTGTGCCGAAGCAGCAGATACCAACAAGCTGGAATTGCATAAGATTTGCGAGGAATCCTCGCTTAGCTCGCATTGCACATGCCAGCATCGTGTTAACGCTATTGTGATAAAGAGTGGTGCTCACCCGAAAGATCGAGGATAACCAATGGGGACGGTTCGCAATCTGAACCCTGCAAAGGGATTGGAGGAGTTCTGTAATTTCCTTTACGGAGAGGAAGAGGGTTTTATTCACCTACCCCTTAAAAACCCAGAAACTGGGGAGTATGAATATAACTTCTTTTTCAAGTGGCCCGCTGAACGTCAAGAAGTAATTGACCACGTAGAGCGGCATGCTAACTCCAGCGAAGTATTCATCACCCCAGGCATGTTTAATACTCGTTCTGCTAACGTAGTTGATTCTCATGGCAGCTATGTTGCATGGGCTGATTTCGATGGAAATGTACCGTCTCTTGATGAACTTCAAGAGCTAGATATCCCTGTCCCTACTCTTAGAGTGCAGTCTTCTGTACCGGGTAGGGAACACTGGTATTGGCGTTACGACCAGTTCAATACTGATATTGCCTCAGTACAGGGAATCAATCAGGCTATCTGTTATGCCCTTAACGGGGATATTGGCGCCTGGGATGCCGGTCATAGCCTGCGCCCTGTAGGAAGTATTAACCATAAGCGCGGAGACGTGCCTGTGGTAATCAAGGCGCATAATGCCAATGCATATCGAATTGAAGATTTCGCATCGGTACCCGTTCCACAAGCAAGCTACAATGTAGAACAGTTTAAACGAGAACAGATCCCTAGTTTTGTCCGTGTGCTTATGAAGTATGGTCCTTGGGAATCGGAAGCCCAAGACCTCTTTACTAAGGTACACATGAAGGAGGGGACTAGGTCTAGCGCGCTAGCTAAACTCGCTTACTTTGGTTGTGAGCAGGGGCTAGATAACAGTGAAGTATTCTCTCTGCTTAGGTGGAAGGATAAGCACTGGAAGAAGTTTGTTAATCGGTCGAACGCTGAACGATACTACGTTGACCTAATTAACTTCGCCAGGCAGAAAGTACCCTATGAGGGTATTAAGGACGTACCTGTCCTAACTGATGAGATTAAGACATTGGGATTCTTGGACGTACTTAATTACGTAGATACGACTCAGTGGCTTATTAAGGACATCCTCCCTTACAAGGGGACTATGTACCTAGTTGGAAGTCCTGGCACTGGTAAGACAACACTAGGTATTGGTCTCTCCTGTAGCCTAGCTCTCAATAGGAATTATCTGGATTGGGCATCTACAGAGGGTAAGGAGTATAAGGTCCTCTATTTGTCTCTAGAAATGCCTTTTGAGGATGTCAACCAGTTTTTTAAAAGCATGAGTAACGTATTCTCTGAGGAAGAGCAACAGACTCTACAGAAGAATTTTCAGACTTATGCTAGCCCTGAGAAGATTAAGTTCTATCAGCCTGCTAATCCCATACTCAGTAAGTTTCTACGTAAGTTGGAGAACTACAGACCTGACATCATTCTCGTAGACTCTGCGTCATACTCGCTGGCGTCTAACCTATCTAGTCAGGAGGAGGTTACCAAATCCAACGAGCTACTGGATATGATTAAAGATAAGTACGGCGTCACAATTATCTTCATTCACCACGCACGTAAGGATCTCCCTGGACATGGATATCGGGAAGCTGATTTGGATGATGTGTTTGGTAGCGCTTTTATTGCTGCCTCTGCCAGTAGTATTGTTGGTCTGAAAAAGAGTAAGAGTTACTCTAACGAGACTCCGCTTATGGACGTCCGTTACCTCAAGAGCAGATTTACCGGAGATAACACCGGATTCTCTGTGATTATGGACGGAGATACCCGAATGTTTAAGCGGCCAACTATGGGTGAGCTTATCGCTTCCGCGCCAGTACCTAAGCAGCCAGAAGAGAAGAAGCGGTCTAAATCTAATGAGTCTTTCTTCAAGATCTGAGCCAGTAAATCCAGCCGAGTTCCTGTCGTATGCATTACTATGCAATACAATGGCTATTGATACCGAGACTAATGGTAAAGACATCAGAGACGGTCGTGGTTTCTGTATCGGTATATCAGCAGCAATTAACATGAATGACACGTATTATTCGTCCTATTTCCCTGTAGCTCACACTAAGGGCAATATCGATACATGGACTAAGGACCTCCTTTTCAATCTGATTAGGACTAGAGAAAGGATTATCTTCCATGCAGCTAAATTCGATACCATTTCGCTTGAAACTGCTGGGTACAACCTAGGTTACACTCGATGGTATTGCACCATGATGATGGCGCATATGCTAAACGAGAATGTGCCTAAGGGTCTCGATTGGCTAGCTAAAAATGAGCTAAAAGAGCCTGGTAAACATAAGCCTCCGGAATGGGAGGTTATGTTTAAGATTTATGGATGGTCTCCAGATTTCCCGGCAAAGATTATGGGCATGTATGCCGGTGAAGATGCAGTGTTGACTCTTAAATTGTTTGAGAGGTTGTATCCGTACTTCGTGAAATCAGGGTTCGATGGAAGTCAAATGTGACGGTTGCGGTGAATATTTCCCCAGGTCCGAGCTAAAAGTTTCCCAGAAAGGAGGTGTTTACTGTTTCACTAAAGACAATAATTTCTGTAGCCCTAAGTATGCAGAACCTATCCGGATAGACGTAAGTTTCTCTTGGGCCTCCTTGGTCTCCCTTGTAGATTATCTCAATGGGGATACTGGCCTGGAAACGCTCATGGCCATAGATGAGGTAAAAATTCAGCTTGAGAAGGTAATATACCAGACCCTGAAAAGGGTACTTAAAGACGAGGAAAGTCTGGATGGTAGTCAAATTCAAAAGTCCGATCCCTAACCTTTGGGATCGTGAAGTTGAAAACATTAAGGTTTTCCAAGCCATGGAGAGCCGCGGAGTTCTTATTAATCGAGAACTTTGTGAGCGAGAAATTGCTATCGGTGAAGGCCGTATGAACCAGCTTATGCGTGAGCTGGACGGGAAGAATCCTAGATCTAATAAAGATCTAAAGACTCTTCTTATTGATGAGATGAAGCTTCCTGTTTTGCAAGAACATCTCACGCCTTCGGGTAAGCCCTCATTCGACAAAGCCGCGATGGCTGACTATGAAGCTATCCTGTCTACTAACCCAGAATATACCGAAGGACCTTGGGGTTCAGTAGCTAAGAACATTCTTGAATACAGAGGTTGGGGAATTACTCTCGCTCTCTGTTACAAGAAATTCGTAGAACTACAAAGCCCTGACGGTAGACTACGTTGTGACTATTGGCTACATGGTACGGTTACAACTAGGACTTCCTGTCATAACCCTAATCTACAGCAGGTTCCAAAAGATACGACGGAGGTTTGGAACCGTAATATCAAGAAAGCATTTGAAGCCCGCGAAGGGTATGTTCTTTATCAGGCAGACTTTTCTCAAGGGGAAATGCGCCTAGCTACTGGTTATGCTAAACAGCCTAACCTAATGGAAACGTTCCAGTGGGGCCGCGACATGTGGGGCGATATGATCGCGTCTCTAGGACGTCCAAAGAAGGCATGTAAAACGCTCACTTACGCTAAGATGTATGGAGCGCAGCGTAATNATAAGCTAAGGCTTATTCTTGGCGGTGACGACCCTGACCAGTTTATTAATGACTGGGAAGAATACCACGATAGAATCGTAGCCTTTTCAGCGCGGACGGCAAAGGTCGCTCAGTCTAGAGGTTACATTTTCCTTTGGACTGGGCGTATCCGTCATCTTAATTTTGATGGTGGTCCTAGGCTAGCTTTTAATTCTCTTCTACAGGGAGGACTAGCCGAGATCGTAAAGAGTGCTATGATTAGGCTCTTTAAGGAAGTAGACGACGAGTTTTGTCGTATGCTCCTAATGGTGCATGATTCGGTTATTTTCGAGATCAAGCGCGAGTATCTGGAAGAGTACATTAAGCGTATTGAAGAGGTAATGACTAGGGTTACTGACGAAGTTAATTTCGACGTTCCATTTGACATCGCTGGTGAATTTTGGGGTAAAGATGCAGCATGAAATCAATCAAATCGTAGACATGATGGAACGCCTGGGGATTCGTAGCATTACAAACGATCTCGATTGCGTGCAAATCGTACTGAAAAAGGAGGAATCCCCTGTAGATGAAAATTTGGGCTGCCCTCCCGGATGTACTAGCCCGTTTTGTAGCTGCCCAGGAACGGATTAATAAATGTTCATCTCTGTAGATCCAGGAGATAATGTCGGGGTAGCTACATTTAAGGCTGACGGAACAGACATCAATAAGACTATTATGCGTCTTGATAAGTTCCGTAATTTCCTTAGCCTTAGCGTGGTGGTACCTGACGTTAAGAAGATGATTTTCATTGTGGAAGACTATAGGCTATGTCAGAATATGGCCATAGCACAGACCGGTTCTGATATGCCAGCTTCCAGATGTATTGGCGCCATCGAAATGGTATGCGAGATTCTAGGAGATCGATCTCAAATTTATTGGCAGAATCCTAGTAATCTAAGAGGTGCACTTAAGTGGGCTGGGTATCCTAAACTTGCTAATAAGCCTCGCAGTTGGCATTGTCCTGATGATCTTTCTGCTTATGCGCATGGCGTTCATCGTCTTATTGATTTGGGTATTCGTAAGCACCCTATTTTCGGAGAGTAAGTAATGGCACGTCGTAAAAAGTCGCATAAGAATGACTTGGACCGCTTGAACGTTCTTGCGTCCAAGTTGGGAATAAACGTTGATAAACTTCTAGAAGAAGTACCCCTTACCGAGTTTGGTGAAGAAGCTGTAATCCGGCACCAAATCGAAGCTGAATCAGTTCTGTTTTATATCCGCACAGAAGGTAAGGGATTCACTGCTAAGAACTGTGCGAATAAGCGTTGTGGGCTGCCATTCCTGCACACGTATAGCGCAGTTGATTACTGTTCCGAAGAATGTCGAGCTTGGGCACTAGCTCAATACGGGATCATTTGGAATTTTGATCGCAAGAGCGATAGTGCTCGTTGGAACGTAAAGAATAAGGGATACGTTCCTAAGATTATCGGAGCAGCAGCTACGGCCGCACTTGTTGAGTCAGGGAACATTTTTACTGAACTTCCGGAATCCGGAGTCTTTGAAGAAACAACTGAAAATGAAGATGAATATGAAGAAGAAGAAAAAGTAGACCCAAGTACAATTATTGGTGTGCCGCCGGGTAGGGGCCCCGTAGATACATATGAACGTGATCAGCTTATTGCCGAAGCTGCTAGGAAACTAGTCGAGTCTGGAGAATTTGAATAATGAAGCTCATTGATTTTCTCGCACAGATTGATGCGTCTGCTACTCTGGTTAAGGGTGACCAGGACGACGCTAAGATTTATGTAACAGATGATGCCACGGAACTTGTAGATGTTGTTGAAGTGCGCTACAACAAGTTCAATAATTGTGTAGACATCATTGTGGAGTTCGACTCGGTAGTAGAAGAGTCCGGAGACGAGAACTAAATGCTTATCAAGCAGCTTATCAGTGATATTTACGATATAGCTAATTTTGTTCCTGTAGATGAAATTGAAGTAGAAATTGGATCAGGAGAACAGTTGGAGATTAAGGAAGTATTCTGGGACGACATAGAGGGCATCCTAAAGATTAAGACTTACTAGTAAAACAACGAAACCCCCGATCCTTTAATTAGGGTCGGGGGTTCTTGCATTTAAGCTTTAAATTTTTTAAGCCAGCCAGACTCTTCGTAGTCGTCTTTAAGAGCCTGTATTTTAAACCTGGGGATTCTCCTGCGTTCCTTCTCAGTAGTCCCACCCCATATACCGTACTGGTCATACACCAGAGCGTATTCCAAGCATTCTGCCCTTACAGGACAGTCAAAGCAATATTTCTTATAAGATACATCACGAGAATCCCTATCCGGGAAGAATATCTCAGAATCTATTCCTATACACTTTGCTTCGTCTTGCCACAAATACACCTCGTCGTTGTCAGAAGACGAACCCTGCTGCATGTACGTGACGACCTCCGCCACTATGAAGCGTTACAGGCTAGCTTAGCGCTTTTGTGAGTAGGAATAGCAGGATACCACCCAGCAGGGGGAGTATCAAGGCGCTCATAAAGATGTCTTGCATCTTAAACCGACGCTCACTGACTGAGGTTTCTAGCGCGTCAAGTCGATCGCTCATATCGGACATAGAGGCTCTAATGGCGCGCAGATGTAGTGCAATTTCTCGGTTATTTTCGGGAATTTCAAGGCCATCATTACCCAGCATATAACCTCTTTGCTACATCTTACTAAGAACAGAAGTCCAGTATGCATAGAGACTCGGATAACCTCCAGTTTGCGTAGTCTTAGAGTACATATTTTTAACTGCACCGGGTCCGCCATACCAAGCTACAGCAGCTCCAGCAGCACCGTATTTCTTCAAATATTGGCCGAGTTTGTACTGAGCAATTTGATCCTGTAGCTGCCTGTTGGACATAAATTCCTGCATGGAAATGTTACGTCCGAGCGCTTCCATATCCCAACCAGCATTACCATTAATATTAGACGGCATAATCTGGTACGCGCCCGATGCACCAGAATCCCTGTTAACTGCTCCATAGTTATTATTGGATTCCTGAGATCTAATTGCGTTCATAAGTCTCTGCAAATCAGAGGACGCCCCTCCCCCACCGCTAAAGTTACCCCCACTCGGAAGGTTAGGCATAATCAGATTCAGAGTTTGACGTTTTACTGGCTTGAGTTTCGGTTGGACGTTAAAATTCCCCTTACTTGCAATGTTACTCAGTTCAGTCATAAACGAATTGAAAGTAGGGCTAAAGGAATCTACCACGGCCTTACCGCCATTACGGGACCTCCCATAGATTGAGTATACATACTCCCAACCCTGATGCCAAGCTTGCTATTACGGGCATCAATCATTTGCCCGTTACCAATGTAAATTCCAACATGGCTAAGTTTGCCAATTCCGTTAGGATCTGACTTACCTGTATTAAAGAAGACCAAGTCTCCCGGAAGCAGATTGGTAAGAGATACCCGCTTACCGGATTTAGCCTGCTCATAAGTGCTTCTAGGTACGTTAATGCCAAGTTTCTTGTATACTTGCTGGACTAGTCCACTGCAATCTACTCCCCCGGTAAGCGAATTACCTGCCCATGCATAAGGGGTCTTATTTTGCACAGCCGACATAGCTATACTGACGGCTTGGGCGCCTAGATTACTACTAGAGGCTCCAGGAGTCCAATTTATAGCAAATCCAGCGTCCTGCTCTTTGAGCCCCTGTAGACGCTGCCATTCCGCCTTAGCTTCTTCGGAAGCTAGAGCTGTTTTACCAGTGTTATTAATTGCGGATAGCTGTTGGTTAAACGCATCATTAAAACTGGTTGACTTATCCTGAACTATTCCAAATTTATCTACAGGGACTTGTCCCGCAGCTTTACCCGCAAAATCCGCTGCTAGGTCCGTAGTTCTTTCGGATTTAGCTGCCATGTAACTGTCTAGCGCGCTGGATTTACGTGCAGTTAGCCAGTCAGGCACCTGAGAACCAAAAGTTGGCGCAGTGGTAGTGCTTCGCTTTCTGGAGTTAATCCCTAGCTTTGGATTAACTAGGGTGTTATTTCCCCCCGACAGGGGGTTGATAATTTGCTTGTTTAGTCGTGTCTGTTGGAGGGTTCTAAGAAGTTCATCTACTGCCATTATGACCTCAGACTCTTAATGTAATCTCGAAGGTCAAACTCCGCACTCTTTTTGTAGGGTCCAGTATTCTGAACACCAGCACCAAATAGCAGGTTAATGATATTCTGCATGTTGTAGCCGGAGGACCCAGCCTTAATACTGTCAGAGACTCCGAACTCTCCGGTAGCGCGGCCAACGTGACTAACTCCAGGGAGCTGCTTAGCTATATAGTCAACGTCTGTAACGCCATCAATAGGTGCTCCGCTTTGGCTATCCCTCCCTGTAGATAGTTCAATAGGAATCCTTGCGGCAGGATTAAGCATTCCCATAGTCATTTTGCCAGGATTATTAAGCTGTGATATAAGGTCCATAGTAGGGTTCCCAGGGTTAACTACTGAATAGCCCGGAGCCCCGCCTAGAAAACTAGTGAGTCCAGAATCAGGTCCAGCTACCGGGCCTATTCCCTTTTCCCTAATCCAATCAGGGAACAGTTGATCATAAGGAAACGGGTCTGACATAGGCCCTGTCTGAATACCAAGCATATTCTGAAGCAAGTAGTTAGCCTTAGGTATGACCATAACTTTACCAGGCGTAGCTACGATAGACTCAATCATCAGCGGGAGAGCCTTACGGGTCCAGCTATAGAATGGAAACATACGACGCATGGCATGTTTTTCAAACTTAGTCATATCCATGCCATCGGGATGCCATTTACGAACAATTGCCGCTGCTTCTTCTGTAGCTGCTTCAAAACCCTTGTTAGACTTTTTCAGTGCATCGATATAATGAGCAAGACGGACATAATGATCGCGTCCCTCTGAAATAGTGTGTGCAAACTTTTGACCTTTACCGCCAAGTGGTCTAAACTTCTCAAACGAAGACATAGCATCGTCCGGGATATCCTCTAGAACCCGCGTCGTAGGAAGAATACCCTGTTGAAAAGCACTGATATATACCATATCGTTACTTACATGAGTGCCGTCTTTCATTGTCAATGCCGTTTGCTTACCTACAGCACTTGGGGTCTTACCGGCGATAGCGTTTTTCAGTGCACTAGGGCTTGTAAGATTATGCAGTTCTTCAATACCCTCATACCGATTCTTTTGGGACTGCATAACTCTGAGGGCTGTGCCGTATGGACGGCTGGAATTGACGCCACCCAACCAGTTGAAATAGACGTCACCGATAACGTTACGGATATGGTGTGACGGTACGTAAATAGTTACGGCGGCCTTCCACTTACTAAGCGCCTTATCAAAATGCTGCATAGCTTTGGAAGACGGTTGCTTAAGTTCCTTTAGTACCTTGAGGAATTGGTTAATCTGTGAGGCGGCTTCTTCACCAAAGTAATAACCAGCAAGCCTAGGGTGCTTAATAGTGTGCGTGAAATCCCCACCCTTAACCCTAGTCCCAAATCTACCAGCTATTTCATCTATCATAGTCTTTTCACGAACAGTATGCTCGACTACGTTCTGAATCTTAAACAGAAAATCTAGCGGCTTCTCAATTTCCCAAGACTCCCAGGAATTAAGCCACTTGACCCCCTCTTCGTATTCCTTAGTCTTCTTACTCTTCTTGAAGAATTGATACTGTCCGAGTCCGAACCTACGAAGGTTGCTATTAAGCTCTGACATAAAAAGTTGAGAACGTCCAGCTACAGAATTTTCCATAACTACACTAGACCTAAGTCCTGAACTGCCGAATAGGTCTTCCATGATTTTCTGAATTTCCTTCGCCAGCTTGGACGACATGCCCCCCTCCAGGGGTGCCATGCGGCCCTGTGCGCCCTTCAGGGCATCGTTCCACAAGTCTGCATCGTTCACATCGTAGGTTCTAGCCAATTTGTTAAGAAAATCAGCACGTCTAGCCACTGTTGATTTAGCTGTAGCCACATTCTTAAGATAAATAGGATGCATGTCAGCATTTTTATAAGCAGCATTAAAACGTGCGCCGAGCCACTCGGGTATCATAGCGCCAGCACTGTTCATCAGCTTACCAAGTTTGCTAAGGCTAGGACCACCAAGGGTTAGATTGATAGCCCTGGTAATTCCAGGAGCGCTGGAATACTTGGCTAGAAGCTGAGGGCTAACATTGGGATGGCTAATCAAAGCTGTAGTGTTTAGACCGCTTTTCTTGATGGCATTATTTACAGGACTCTTAGGCGAAAACGTAGCTTCAACCAATTTTTTGGCAGTGTTAGCAGCTACTGCCGATCCGCCCGAAAACTTAGTAATATCTGAGGCTACCTTAGCACCTACAGTAACTATCTGCTCTGAACGAGCTACAGAAAGCGTACCCTTAAGCAAGTCCTCAATACGCTTTGAAGCTGTATCAACACCCTGGATAGCCTTAGAGCCATCGACTATGGCTTCGCCAGCTTTAAGTTCTTCTATTTTCTGAATAACCGGGGCGTCAAGGTGTGATATAGCTTCGGGTTCGCCACGAAGAATCTTAGTAAGTAGAGTTCTATCCATAGCAGCAGCCGCAGGACCAATAGCGTCCAAAACTTGACTGAGCCTAAGTGGTACAGATCCACCAAGTTTAGGAGCAGAAGACATAGGAACATGCCCTCTCCTAATAAAGATGTCTTCTGTCTGCCGCAGTATGTCTAGAGCTTTTTTGAACCTATTTGGAGTCTTAACGTTAACCAAGTGCTTCGACGTAAGCGTATTCCAAACATTGACCTGCTTAGGTCCGGTATACGCACCGTGTGAAAGCATAGCTTTCTTGTAATTAGCTACGTCATGAATACCAGGTGGAATAGTCTTCAACGCGAGCTGCGGACCAAACTGGCTAACCAGATCAGTAACTATCTGAGTATCACGGGTAGGGTTCTTAGAGGCAACCTGATTAGGTTTAGCTCCAGCTACAAGTCGAGCAAGATCAACCGGATTAGTTTTAGCAGCATTATTTATAATAACTTCAGCTTTGAGAACCTTGGCAGGGGTTTTCATTGCCTGAATATCAGCGTGCAGTGTATTAGTAAAGGCTACAATTGCAGCCTTGCGCTGGTCTACATCTCCCAAACGCTTAGGCATATCGTCAATAGTCGAAATGAACTTAATAAGTTCATTAGTCTCTGGGAACTTAAGTGATGGATATTTAGTCCGAAGACGATTAACAAGGTTTTCAGACCAATTAACTTCTCCGTCGACAATACGTCGAAGAAGGTCACCAATCAGCTTAGTAGTAGCTCCAGGTCGCTCAAGTTTCCTAACAACCTTAAGCTGTGCATCCGGAGGTCTAGAAATGTGATACATACTATCACGAGAGAACGGAAAATTAGTCTTTAGTGCTTGCCCAGGAGTCCAACTATTAAGGATTTCATCAAGTGGATCAGAGACATTTATCTTATCTACAGGGGAAGCAGATTTAGCAGCCGTCGCGGTAGTCCTAGCAGGTGTACTAGCAATAGACTTAGCGGCTGGATTATCCGGAAAACGGAACCACGAAGGGGCAGTAATAAGCTCCCCTGTAGATGGACTAGCTACCTTATTCTGAATTGCTCCCGGAGGAAGTGTTACCTTATAAGATCCAGCAGGACTCGTAATAGTGGGCTTAAACTTTACATCCCCAGCGTTAACGCCGATATTCAGAGGACCGGACTTAAACCCGTCAAACGTATTCTTAGATCCAGTAATTGCACCAGGAACTTCAGCTTTACCCTTGGCCGCGCTAAGGACTCCTGTAGGACCTTTAATGAGATTAAGCGGGTCGCCAACAGCACTAGCGGCTAGACCGTAAAGCTGCATGTCCTTAAAATATTGTTCAATATTCTTATTGGTTACTTCAACGTTCTTGGTATCAAAGTTATAGAAATACTTGTCTTCATCAGCATTGCTGAGTAGGTTAATCTTTTTGTTCTTGAGCCTACTACGGACTTCTTCGAGATTTTCAGGCTTCATAGCATCTTCGGCAGACATGTGAGTATCAAGCCGAATTAGAAAATCTCCAAGATACTGCTTATCCATAGGATCTGCTGCTGTTTCACTACCTGCAAATGCACCACGGAGTCCAGTACCAATACCTCGACCGGCACCAGTAACTATACCTCCGAGTATTTGGCCAGCATCAGAAAGGACACTATCAGTATCGTTACTCTGGTGTCCTGCAAGTGCATCATCAGCAGCATTAGCAACAGCGTAAGCTGGGGTACTAAGCAAATCAACAGCTCGTCCCCACAGTGTTTGCTGCCGCTTAGGTACCTCTCCGTTAACTGTTAGCCCAGAATCCAACAGCGTAGTAATAGGGGTCTTATTCCACTTAGAATTAGCCAGGATTCCTAGGGCAGCTTGAGAGAGGCCAGCACGATTCCGCATCTGTCCCAAATCCATAGGAGGGAAGATGCTACTAAAATCAATTGGCTTATACCCCTCAAGCATAATTACCCCTTATCTACAGGAGAAACAAACCTGCGTCCGATTACTGCACCAACAGCTACCCATGCTGCGTCAATACTATCTAGACTAAGCCCTCCCCCATCGAGAATATCCTTAGCCACGATCGAGACGGCGATTATGGCCCCAATCCATACGATAGGTTCCTTTGAGAACTTCATTTTACTTCAACCTTCCCAATCGTGCCAGCAGTGCATCAATAGCATGGTTCACGTCCGCATCATCAAATGTAGGACCATTAACACTCTGACCGTCCTTAGTCATCTGTGCACGTAGCATATAAATAAGCTTATCCGGTGTTACGTTGAGGGTAAGTGGATTACCCATGGCGTCCTTAAGATCAGGACTCTGATACTTACCCGCGATAGCTTCTGGACTGGACATAACCTGGTTAATTACATCTGTGATGGCTTTAGAACTAAATGTGTCTCCACCGTAAACTTCGCCAAGATAGTTAGCAGTTCCAGCAGGACCGTTAGTCCCCTTGAAAATAGAATCAGAAGCATTGCTACCATTCTTGCTCGCAAGCTCCTGCATCTTAAGCTGGAGATTAAACATGTCGATCAAGCGATCATATTCGGTATTCTGCTGAGTCTGTACGCGTTCTGCATCCTGCTGCTGCAACTGTGCAAGCATCGCGCTAATTGCTGACTGCTTACCAGCTTCAAGACCTGACAGCTTGCTATTAGCCCCCTGTAGATAATCCTCTAGTTGTGCTCCAATATCGGCAGCTACGTTATTACCTGCAAGTCGAGTGTTATCCGCAGACTGCCGGTTATAACTAACATCAGAATTTTTCATCTGACTAAGGAGAGCAAGAGCCGAGTTTTCATCAGACTGGTTCTGATTCTGGAAGAAAGCCTGATCATCTTTTGCTTGCTGAGAAACTGTGGGAGCGGCAGCCTGGATACCTAGCTGTTTAAATAGCTCGGCCTGATCCTGAGCCTGCTGGTTATACTGATCCTGTAGCTGCTGCTGAGTCTGATTATAACGATCCTCAGTCTCTTGAGAAGCCTGGTTCATCTGGTTAGTGATTTCAGGCATTTCTGCTGCAATGTCACTGGACAGTGCGTTATACATAGCGTGGGCTTCTTTCTGGTTATTCTTGCCACGACTACGTGTACGCGCAATCTCACCCTTAAGCTGAGCAATAAGAGGATCGAATTGTGCTCCAGCACTACCACTAGCCTGACTCATCAGTACGTCAAGAGGCGTAGGGTCTACGTTAATACTCTGAATCTGCTGCATAAGCTGATCCAGAGGATTAGAGCTAATCCCTTCCTTAGTTTCCTTAGCCTTTTGGGCTCCTGCTGCCTGCGCAGCAGCCTGTCGCCTAATTGCATCAGCAAGTGAATTAGCTGTTCCCGAAGTATCCCACGGGCTAGGCTGTGCCATTAGATCCCCAATTTAGCAGCTCGGCGCCTTAGCGCATCTTGTCTGGCAGCGTCGGATTCTAGCTTGAGTTGACGAAGGAAATTAGTTCGCTGCATATTAAGGTCACCGAGCTTATCTGACTGACCTGAAAGCAGGTTTTTCCACTTTGCATTAAATTCGGTGTTGTAATCTCCTAGAGCCTTGGCAAATACACCAGACTTTAGAATTCCTCGACCTGCAAAATTATTCTGCTGATCCTCCCTATCTTGAGCAGCTTGGCGTTTCATACTGCGACCAGTTTCGCCGAAGTCTCGCTTAATAATTGAGTTCTGACGGTTAAACTGTGCCTGGAAATCAGACTTTGACTTATTGAAATTGGCTAGCTGCTGTTGATATGTGGTGTCCCCAGCAAGGTACTTAGCTGCGGCTGACTTCTTCTTCTTTGCCATCTTACCTCTTATCACCAGGCTTGATGCTAGTAGTAAGTGCCCTACTAATAGCCTCTGACCTAGACGAAGATTTAGAGCTAGGAGTAGGCCGCGGCATAGGCTTAATTACACCAGAAGGCGGAAACTTAGGAGTTGGAGCTTTAGGCCGAGGCTTTGGCGGCTTGAAGTTAGGACGTCCCTTATTTACGGTGGCAGATGTCTGCTTAATCTGATAAGGAATTCCAGCCCCCTTACCTACACCGTAATCCGATCGGGTAAAACCGTCCCCGGTCCGGATGGACTTAAGATTATACCTCTCTGTGGCTACTTTGGCTTTATTCTTCTTGAGCTTAACAAGTGCAGAATTTTTGTTTTTGCTATTGTAATCAGACAGCTTGCGCCTAACGGCTAGTTCCTTAGCCGCGATCTCAGCAGACCTGCTGTTAGTAGGACTAGCTGACTGCATAGGAGCTGGCATTAAAACACTCCCTTAGAAGAATAATCCATTACTTTCTTATTCATAGGATTTCCCGTACCTGCGCCTTTCATTCTACGCATAATGGCATTTTTACGGGCTTGAGCCTTATTATCGCGCTCAGCATAGCCGAGTGGGTGAGCAACAGGTCCGATATTAGGCATGGATCGGCCAGCACCATAGCGTTTATTACCAGCCGAATAAGGGTTAAATGCTTTCATGCCCGGAGCTGGTGTCGGCACTTTTTGATTACCTTGCCAATCTGATAGCTGCATTAACTAACCCCCTTCGGTACTACTTGCTTGGATGCAATAAACGCTGTAATGGAATAAATATAAACAGGTCCGTCAGTAGCATTACCCTGAGTAGCAGTCTCAATTTTAAATTGCAATAGCCTAAACCTCAAAGATTTAGGAAATCGAATAAATTTAATCTGAAACCCAGAAGCACTAGTAACTTCCTGAGAAATACCAGGAATGCTCGACAACGGATATTCCCAAGTATTCAGATCATGCCAATGATAAATTCCAAGCTGGCCCCATGTCACCTTGTAAACGGCGGAAAATGGATACAGAGTTCCTGTAACACTTCGACTAGTATAGCAGTCAACCCCCCAATGCATCAAACGCTTAAACCTATGGCTAAGCCCCACATCAAATTGTTTAGTCATCATAAACAATTTGATGTCCAAGGGAGGGACCATTGGACTAATATTACCGTTCTCCACGGTATCTGAATCATACCTATCTTCAAACTTAAACAGCTTAAAGAAGGTACGCCACGCTCCGTTTACTCCAGGGCCCATACCATCTGTAACTTTAGCCAATGCCGACCCAGCTACGTAAATGTTAAAACCCTTACGTAGAACTGTATTTGTATTATCAAGGCGCATGATAGGTCCGAGATATTTAATACTCTCATCCTCTGAATCCCAGCGAGTCCACCCCCTAATACGGAGGTGGTATACATACAGCCTGTTATAGAACCTAACAACGGCCCTATCCCCCACAATCCGTACCCAGTTAGGGTATTTCCAGGACTGAATAGCTGGATCTACAGGGAGAGTTTCGTCATAGTCAAATGGAATTTTGACACTGACTCTCACGAAGTCATAGTTAGACATCTCATATAGCTGATTATATTTAAGGACAAAGACGGAATTCTCGTAAACATCTACACAGTGAGGCCCATGTACACCGATATCTGTGTTAATTACTTGCAAGATAGCTTGAGCAGGTCCCGTATCGTAAGACAGAACATACGTGGCGTTATCTTTAAAAATTATGATATTGTCCTGGTAAACCACTAGATCATTAACGGCATCCCCGTCACCAGGGTTTATGTCGAAAAAATTGACTGTAGGTTGCCAAGTACCGAATACTGCTAGGTCAGAAAAGAATAGCCTAGATTCATCAGTTGGAGTTCCGCGTCGACCGCTAATCCAAAGTCTATCCTTATAAATACAGGAAGCATAGCCTACTGGCATACTCGGTATAACTGTCACTAGTCCTGTGGTCAGGTCATAACTAGCGCCCAAACCAGGAGACGCGATATCTGGGATTAGATACAGGAAATCTGCATAACGGTGTGCTTTATTGTGGGAGCCATCAGCAATCTTTGCAATAAGACCCTCGTTAGGTCCTTCAACGTAATAAATATAAGAAGCCGGAGCAGTAATGTGTGAACTGTTTACTATTACAAATCTATTAGACTCGAATGTACCAGTACCGATAATGAGCTGATTAGACTCAGGTGGAGTACCACTAGTATCAGTGCTATTTCCGTATGTTGACTCAAGCAAACTCCAGGGTGGCCTAGATACTAGAGAACCCTCTAGACTAATGTCAAAATTAACACAATCCTGCATCTCGTCGTCAGCTATACGAGCTGGGTTAGAGTAGGTGTTAATGCCACCCGCAAAGGGCCCAATAGAGAATTCCTGCACATTGTCGGACGACCTAGGCATTTAAGCATCTTCCGGGAGGACAGTAATACTGGGGTAATATTCTCGACTGGTCCACTTGTTTCTGTCATTAAGTTTCATCATGGTTTCATCGAATTGACCCTTCTTTGTCTGAGCTTTCTGATAGTCTTCATCAAGCTCGTATGCCTGCTGTAGACAATAGTTAACTACAGCATTATGATAGGCTAGCGGGACGGAAAGATTATCTGCCAAATTGCCCACAGGAGTAGGGCGTCGAATATAGTAGATAGAAAGACCACCGACAAGGTCAGTATCTGGCTTAGGGAAGACACGAATCTTTCCTTCCCAGACCATGAATACTTCTGGAGTTCCTGTGGCATATTGTGTGGTCCCGTATCCACTAAGGTATTCGTCGAATTCCTGAAAACTCATGGACTTAAGTCGGAGACCATTATATTTCAGGCTCCGCAATACAGATATGTCTACAGGGAGATCATAAATATCCTGATCTCTAACCGTGTCAGCAGAACCTGTAGTCTCCATGAGGCCCTCATTTGAATTAACTATCTCTTCCTGAGCGTCGTTAATCCAACGGATAATATCCTGATCTGTAACCTGTACGCCTGCCTCGTCTCCAAATGTACGCTTAACGCGGGTTGAGACGTCTTGGACGTTCAAAATCTATCCCTCCATGCTTGTATGAGAACTTATTACTACGGAGGATAGATGCAGCCATCTCATGAGCCTCCATACGTTCCTCCTCATTTTGCTTAGCTATCACCAACTCCCTAGCTGCATTGTAATTCTCTATGTAACTTAGTTGATTTGGAGAATTCTGTTGATCGGCCTGAAATACTTTAGCAAGTAGTCGTTCATCTGCCTCATCAGCAGTACAGACCAAATAAGGTGCCCGACCTGGCGGGAAACATACGACTCTGAAAGCTATGTCACTTTCAGATCGTTTATCTGGTGGAATCCACTGTAGCTGGAGGGACTTATCGTAATCCTGTAGAATCTCATTTATTCGGATTTGCTTCTGACTAACGAAATGTCCATCTACAGGGAAGTAGAAGTTGCCATTAAGTACCCTATTACTCATTAGACGCTTCCATAGTATGCGTACATATTGTCAGTTAGTGAGTTTTCTGGAGCACCTGTAGGCTGTGCCGCGAAAAATGCATCCATGTTATCCAATAGCGTCTTGTTAGGGTCACCAGTAGGTTGAGTGGAGAAATAGAGACGCATGTTATAGCTTAGAGATTTACTAGGATCTCCCCCAGGCTGTGCTGCGTAATACGCAAATGAGTTATCCGACAGGGATTTCTCTGTAGATCCCGTAGGCTGCGAGGAGAAATAATTAAACATCAGGTCACTGAGACTATCTGCCATTACGCTCCTTATAATAAAAGGCGGCTA